CATGGGCATCGTTCGCAAGGACGACTGGGATACAGAAGACAAACTTATCAAGGCTGTCATGTCCGACGATGGCAAGACAATCGACAAGGGGTCGCTCGTCACAATAGCGAAAGCATAGGTGATATATGACACCTTACAAGCACAACATGGGCCAAGAAATCGCAACTGACGCCGAAAACGTCAGTTGCGATATTGGTTTTATAGCAAATCTTGGATGGACAGCCCTTCAAACCGCCGCCGCCGACACCGACGGAATATTTGACGGCATTGCAGCCAACACCACTGGCGGGGCTACCGTTTCGGCGACACCCGCAAGCGCTACATTTATCGCGCAGCCCGTTACAGCGCGTAATGTAACCGTAACGGTGGCGGCAACGACCGCGGGTCACGTGAAAGCCGCCGCAATCGTGATAGTTGGGAAGAACCTAAACGGCGACGTAATTTCGGAAAGCCTCACCCCTACTGTGGACACGCCCGCGACTCTGGTTGGAGCAAAAGCCTTTGCGTCCGTGACTTCCGTTGCGGTCCCTGCGCAGGACGGTGACAGCGTAACTGTTGACGTCGGGTTCGGCGAGTTAATCGGGCTACCGTACAAACTGGCGAAAAAGCGCGTGCTGCTAACCCTGAATGATGGGGTTGTTGACGCGGCACCGGCTCTAGCGATATCCGCCACGGTACTTGAAAGCAATACTGTTGACTTCAACGGTTCGCTCGACGGCTCCGTGATGGACATGTCAATTATCGTTTAAGGAGTGATTATATGGCGCTGTTAGATAACGTCAAGGTCCGCCTGCGGATAAAGTCAGCGGCGTTTGACATCGCCGAAATTACCCCAATCATTGACGCTTGTAAAATCGACCTAAAGCTCGCCGGGGTGAACTTAATTGTAGAGGACGACGCACTGATAGTGCAGGCCGTCGTCCTCTATGCAAAAGCAAACTTTGGATATTCTGACGACAGCGAAAAATACCAGAAAGCGTATAACGCTCTGAAAGACGCACTGGCGCTGTCCGGGGATTATACGGCGGTGCCGGATGTTTAGAGACGAAGCAAAACTAATATCGTATACGGAAACGAAAGACGCCGATGGATACCCGATAAAAACACCGACAACATCGGATGTGTTTGTAAATGTAAAGTCCGCCAAAAGGTCAGAGTTTTACGCTGCGCTGCAGGTGGGCAAGACGATAACAAAAGTTTTTGAGATCCGAGTCTGCGATTATGCGGACCAGGGCGTTATAGAGCATGACGGCAAGAAGTATAACATCGTTCGATCGTACACAAAAGACGGGGAAATGCTTGAACTTAATTGCTCAGACTTGGCGGTGTGACGGTGGGTAAATTTGATTTCAACATCCCGCCCGACTTTATAAAAGCTCTCGGCAGGCTCCAAGACGTCGACCGCATCGCTCCAAAGATGATTGACGGCGCTATACCCATCCTGGAACGCAATGTCAAGGCGGAAGCCGGAAAACACAGAGACACCGGGGAAATGGTCAACTCTATCAAAAAGACACACGCCATAGCGACGAAAAACGGCGGCTTCTACGCCTCTGTTAGACCGACCGGCACCGATAAAAAAGGCGTGCGAAACATGGCAAAGATGGCTTATGCGGAGTTCGGGACATCGAAACAAGCGTCTACACCGATGTTGACGACGGCGATCAAGGATAGCGAACAGCCGGTGATGGAGAAGATGCAGGCCGTATTTAACGAGGAGGTTGTAAAGTGAATGTTAACCCACTCGTTATATCAGCGCTCTCGTCGCTGGCTCTCCCGGTTGAGCCGAACGTCTACAAGGGTGAGGCGACTGATTACATCGTATTTAATTATGTGGACGAGCGCCCAGCTCTGAGTGCCGACGATACGGACGTCAACGATGCTACAACAACCCGCATAAATTATTTTACCAAGAGCAACCCACAAACGAATAAAAAAGCAATCCGGCGACTCATGAGAGTAGCCGGATTTATTGTTTCCTCTACCCAGGAGCTTTATGAGGCAGACACAGGATACACACACATTATAGTCGAGTGCTCCATTGGTGGAGACATCGACGACTAGGAGGTAAATATGGCTAAACTTGGACTAAAATATCCGGTCGCCGCAATTGCCACTGATACCGGATCGGCTATGACTTACGCCGGTGGATGGGTATTTGCAAAGGCGATTAATGCGGACATCACTATTAACGTAAACGATATCAAGTCTTCGTCTGATGACGCAGTGTCGGAAACCGACAAAAGTTTTAAGGACGGCTCTTTGACGGTTGGTATCGACGACTTCTCAAGCGAATCCAAGGTGAAAGCGCTTGGCTATGTCGAGGGCGCCGTCATCGATGCAGTAACGGGAGAAAAAGAGTTAACGACCGCCGGCGCTTATGCGCCTTACCTTGGCTACGGGTTTTACAGCAAAGGCAGGAAAACGTCCGTAAATTACTGGCGCGCCGTATGGCTGATAAAAATCCAGTTCGGCGAGCCGTCAGACAGCTTTAAAACGCAAGGGGAAACCGTTGAGTTTCAGACTGAAAGCCTCACGGCGAGCATCATGACCGCTTCGTGGGACTCCACTTTTTACAAGCAGGAGGCGCGGTTTTCTACAGAGGCGGCGGCTATCGCATGGCTTCGCGCAAAGGCTGGGCTAACTGTGGATGCATCAAACAACATCACAGTCCTTGCAACCGCAAACGGCACGCTCACGCCGACGTTTGCGGCAGCTACGCGCAACTACTCATGCGTATGCACCGGCAACCTCACGTTGACCGCTACGTTCGCCGCAGGCGCCGCAAAGGTCTATGTCGATGGCGTCTATTCTCACGCACTCACAACCACGGTTGCGGGTACCGCGATTACAATGGGCACGGGAACAAGCAAGCTAATCCAGATCGTTGTCCAGGAGAGCGGAAAATCTCCTGTCACCTACGCGATCATGGCAACGAGAGCATAATAAACTATGCGGGGCGGCTTAATTGTCGCCCCGATTTTTTAAGGAGGACGCCATGAGCGATCTTATACCGAAAGCCACAAAAATAATACTCGGAAAACAAGAACGCGGGCTGAGGTTCACACTGAAAGCGATAAACGACATTCAGGACTATTTCGACAAGTCGATATTAGACATTGGGCAAATAATGACAGAGGACCGGAAACAGTTCAATAACGTCGCATATATTCTTTCGATTCTTATAAACGAGGACATCGACGCACTCAACGAAGACGGAGAAAAGCGGCCTCACATTGACGACAAATATGTGATTAAGCACCTTCTCCTCGGCGACTATAAGACGGCAACAAAAAAAATATTCGCAGCCGCAAAAGATACACAGATACAAACCGACAACGACGAGCCCGCCCTGGAGGGCGATGACAACGACCCTACGAAGAGCGAGTAACGGAGAAATTCCCCGTTGCTCGCCTTTTATATATCGGCAAAACAGTCCTTGGCTACACAGAAAAAGAAGTGTGGGCAATGACGGTTCGCAAACTCGTGATTTTGTTTGACGAGCACAAGAAGCACACTGGCGCGTATGCATCCACAATTACGGTAGACATTGACGAAGTTATCCCAGAATAGGGAGTGATTATATGGCAGATAAGTTTAAAATCGGAGCCGCAATTTCCTTGGATGGAGAAAAAGAATTCAAGCAGTCCGTTACATCCATCAATCAAGATATTAAAATACTTGCCTCTGAGATGGGCAAGGTCACAGCCGAATTTGCTGACAATGCAAAAGGCATCGATGCGCTGACGGCGAAACAGGATGTACTAAAGAGGCAGCTTTATAACCAAGAGGCAGCGGTAGAGAATTTCAGAAAAGCCCTGAATAATTCTGCCAACGAATTTGGAGAGGCCGACAAGCGTACAAAGAGCTGGCAGATCAGCTTGAATAAAGCCGAAGCCGAGCTATCCAAGACGAAGAACGAGCTCAACCGAACGACTAAAGAAATGAACAATTTCGGCAAAGAGACGGGCGAAGCAACGAAAAAAAGCTCTATGCTCGGCGATATATTCAAGGGCGGGTTTTTCGCGAATATGGCCACCAGCGCATTAAGCACGGTTACTAGTGTGATAAAGGAAATTGCCGTCGCCGCGCTTGAAATGTCCGATAATTTAATGAAGATGTCGGACGTCACCGGAGAATCCGTTGAGACGCTTCAAGCAATGCAGTACGCGTTTGATGACGTCGGATTTTCGGCAGATAGTTTTGATAATTTTCAAAGAAAAATAATCAAATCAATGTCCGAATCGAAAGTCGCCGCGTCTGACATGGCGGTCGCGTTCAGCAATCTCCAGGTGAGCGCCGGTGATCCCGCAACCGGGGCGCTAC